CTTGCAATAAGAGGTGTGAAAACCTCTATACGACGTATCTCAACCGTCTATCCCACCCACGCTTACGTAACTTATCTGGTACATAAGTGTGTTTGAGGACACGCTTCTTTACCCAAAGTATGGGCGGAGCGTCCTCTAGCAGAATAGAGGCAGAGGCGTCGCTGCAGAACGAAGGGTTACCAGCCCCACACTTCTGCGGTACGAGGACATCATCAATAGTTAGATAGCCGATAGGTTCTCTGACATATTGAGAAGTCGGTCGCTTAACGATACGAACATCCGTTCTAGGTAAATCAACAGATAGAATTATATCATCTGGAACAACTAAATATGGACTTAAAGCCTCGTTATCTATATACAACGGGGTCGTCACATATTGTTCTAGGTGAAGACTATCACACAATACCTTGAATTTAGGGAATGTAGCACAAATAAGGCTATACCCTATATCATAGTGTAATGTGAAAAAGTTGATGAGCCTAATAACATCAGTCGCGTCGCAAACGGCTTTCTTCAGATAAAAGCCACGTACGTATCTCCCTGAAGAGAAATCAGCACCACAACTCTCGCGGAACGACGTATCCTTATAATAAGACTTTTCGTGATTAACAAAAAGCCCAAAGGTACGAAAGATCCGTTCGATTAGCTGGACCTCATCATCAGTGATATCAGTTATATTTAAAATAACGTCGTCACCAAATGAAGTTGGTCTTCGCCAATTGAGATGGAGTACACATTCACCCTCATTTAACCGCTTTAATCCAATTAAGGATTGTATGCCGTTAGCTAAAGCCGTAAATATTAGCGACTCTAGTTCGAAGGTATCAGCGTGCCCCATAGGAGCCCATTTCTCATAGCTATCACGTCTTTTATTGAGTGAATCACCATAGGAGGTAGACCGGCAAGCCCGCAACATCTTATAGAAATTACGAACCTTAACCGAACTCTTAACGTTATTGAAGAGTATACATACCAATGATATCGAAATGGTATCAGATGCCATCTCAAAGTCGATAGTTTGGAAATTTCCATTCTTCGATCCGAGATAAGCAAGGTACTTATGCTCCTCCTGCAGACTATTAAGATCTACAGAACATCGCTTCAACGCTTCACGGATTATTTTTCCGCAAACATGCTGAGAGGCGATACCAATAACAGAGTTGACGCCAATCATGCGGTCAGTCTCTTCATTCTTCGGAACAGTCATGAGTAAATCATAACCTACCTTAGTTGAAAGATTCTGTTCGATGTACTCTGCGATATCATCTTCAAAGAACATATAAGGATCATAGTCTTCAGATGGTCTTATCCATCCTGAATACTTAGAGCGGCAGAACTTTGACAGTCTGTCGTCCGACCTCACTTGTTCCCAACCATCCGATTCGCAATCAGACGGTGCAAAGAAGACATTAGCAGTTCCAGGACCGACATATATATAGTCAGATCTAGATAAGCTAACATTGCTAAAAGCTCTATTAATGAAGCGTATAGCATAGTTGAGTACGTATTCGACATCCGCGTCCCCGGTCATCGGGGCGATAGGTGTAAGACAAGGTTTAAAAGAACCTAACCCGAGCCAGAAGTTATTAGCCTCTGCGCACCGCTCTTCGGAAATGTAGAATCGATCAAAACATTTATGTTTCTTTCGTTTACTACTCTCTTCTGAGGAAATGCGTTCAGGTTTCTTCTTACAGACGGTGTCGGGGTTAATACCCACAATCTTACTTAGCTCTTCAGCTACGGATATGACCATATTCTGATCAGTCTCCGTTAGAAAAGTAAGCCGTGACGTCTTTTGGACATTTGTCCGGGACTTCCGCTTATCCTTACGGAACGACCCTTTCCCAGTTTTCACAAACATAGGGATAACCTCCACAGGTTTAAGTTAACAAGGAAATCCTTAATACGGATTTAAACCGTTGTCGATCTGATCGATGACGATGCTGTTAGCTAGCAAATTCATTGCGAAATTGCGAAGCTGTGTGACGTTGGCAACAGGCATATCTTTTGGTAAGTTAACATTGATGTTAACGTAACCAGACTTATAGGTCTTCTGATTATTAAGATCAGTAACCACATAAGGTACAGATACGTGATAATCGATATTACGATTACTGCGAGTAGCCTTAGCCTTCTTAGCATCAGCAACAATCTTCTTATCGAGTTGATAGGAAGTTCCAGAGTTAACCCAAACAACTACATCGCCGTCCTTGGACTGCGGTGTAAAAGTTGTGGAAGTGGTACCATCAGAGATGGCGATATTGGCTATTGCTGCCATATATACTCCTTAGTAGACTAAGTTTCAACATCCCATAGGAGGGACAACTATCTCGGTTGCAAGCCGAGGACCTTATTTTCGACCGATACGTTGTTGAGCGAGGGCAAAAGCAGTCACAGTCCGACGACAGGAGAGATTTAGCTTTGAGCGCTGAATCATCTCACTTAATGTCATATTCAGACTTAGTGTCTTGTTTACTGTTCTCGTGAAAGAGATTCTTTCAACATCGACTGACTGAATTTGGTGTCCGCTTTGCGTTGGTTTAAGCCACTTGGCAGTGCCTTGTTGCTTTTCCACATGCTTAACGGAATCACATCCATCGGTAGTAAACGTAGTAATTGATCCAAACTGTTTGAGATAATCTCCGACAGGAATGAACCAATCGATCAAAAAGCTCCACGGTGTGGCGTCCCAGCCTACTTCTATTATATTGAATCTTGCAATGTTAGGAAAGAAATCCTTCTTTTGCAGATATCTATAACAGGCGTAGCGGTACTCCTCACTGCGTGCTGGAATTTGCTCCCAGCCGGAACCTGAGCTCGGTTCCTCTTGAATTGCGATTTTCCGCGAGGCAGAACGAATACGTAGAAGGTGACTACTCTTATATTTATTACTAAGAGCGACATGTTCATACGCATCTTTGACAGAGTTAACAGTCGGTAGAACTCCAAATTGGAACTCCAACCAGCTATTAGCAGCTGCTAGCTTTTTTGATTTTGTACCAAAGAAGCCTCGTAATGCCTTAGCCCATTGCTTCTTGCGAAGATATGGAGCGGCTTTAGCAACGCGTCCAAAATAATCTTTTGCCATACGATTGGCATCAATTATATCTTTCGCGAGCATCGCATAATTAAGGGACTGACCAAAAACTTTGGATTGAGCCTCACTTAGTGAGCCGTCTTGTATAACCTTCATACCGGGAGAAATAGAAATAAAGGATGATGGTCCGTCACGGAAAACCGTTGGGATCACCCGTCCGTTAACTCTCTGATACTTAGTTAAAATATTGCACCAACCATAACGGTCGTGTTGAAATATATAACTAGAACAGGGTCTAACTTTCTTATTATTCTTACCGGCTACCTTCTGCCTATGTGAAATTTTCACACCAGGTGAATAGTAGGGGTCGTACTGTCCAGTGCTACGATTATAGTCGTATCCTTGGACGTGGGCGGTTATTTCGAAGTTTGGCTTCATACTAAAGTCCCGATTGTACGTCAATTGCTGACGCTGCACTGGTAGGTTACACCTAACCGGTTCTAGCAGAACTACTTTCATGGTAGTTAGCCACTTATATAGTTTTTAGTTGGAAACTGCTAGGATCTTTAAAGTCCGTTGAGACTCGGGAATATCTTTCGATACTCTAGAGCTATTCGCTCCTTCTTTAAAGGACAACTTTCGTGTCACCCATAGCGTAACTAACGCATTAGGGCTCCCCACAGGGG